AAAACAGATATAAATGAGGATAACAAAATAGAAATTAAGTTGGTGGGAATCTGATGGAAACAGTAAGAGAAGTAAATAATCATTTTAAAGAATTTTTGTTAGATAATAGTCAACATATTTATTTTTTATTAGGCGGATATGGAAGTAGTAAATCATTTAATGCAGCGGTCAAATTGGTGCTCTTATCATTGCAAGAAAAAAGAAAAATTTTGGTTGTAAGACAGATAAGAGAGAATTTAAAAGAAAGCTGTTATGCGGATATTCAAGACATCATATATAGTTTTGGACTGGAAAAATATTTTTATTTTACATCAACACCGATGAAGATTGTTTGTAATGTAACAGGTACAGAGTTTATTTTTAGAGGATTGGATAATGTCAAGAAAATAAAATCAATAAAAGACATAGATACTATTTGGATTGAAGAGGCAGATGAGATTGATTATAAATCATTTAAAGAGCTTAAATCAAGATTGAGAAGTATAAAAAATAGAAACATATTGATATTGACAACTAATCCGAACGAATTTGGAGTATGGACATATAAATATTTGAGCGAAGTACTAAAAAGCGTTGGTAAAGACGAGAATAATCTATATACTGAGCGAATTATGAAAATAAAGAATGAAGTAAATTTAAAAAAAGGAAATGTATTTTCTGAAAATATATATTTGCATCATTCGGTGTATACAGATAACAAGTTTTTGCCCGATAACTTTATAGCAGATTTGGAAACTGAAACAGACGACTATTTAAGAGCAATAAAAACACTAGGAAGATTTGGAAGTGCTGGAGATACATTATTTAGAAATTTACACCACTTAGAACAAAATAGGATAGAAGAGATAATCGCTAACAAATGGAATAGATTTGCTGGATTCGATTTTGGTTTTAGTAATTCCTACAACGCAATAGTAAGAGTTGTGATAGACGAGGAATTGAATGATTTGTATATCTATGAAGAGTTTTACGATAATCATTTAACTGATGTAGAAATGTTAGAAACTGAAATGATACAAAAATTAATAAATGACGGAGAAGTTGTTTATGCAGATAGTGCCGAGCCGAAAGCAATAGCTTTTTACAACATGAACAATGTAATGATTAACCCTGTCAAAAAAACGAGTGACATAAGCAAGGCGGGAGTTAAAAAGATACAATCATTTAGAAATATATTTATTGACAAAAATGTGTGTCCTAACACACATAGAGAACTGACAGAAATGAAATGGTTTTTCAATAAAGACGGATTAATAGCAAAAAATCCAAAAACACAAAAGCCGTTTAATATTGACCCACATTCGTTTGATGCTATTAAATATGCACTAAGTGATTATACACCATATATATTAAATAAACATTATTACAAAGAGGAGGTGGATAATGAGACTTAATATTTTTTCAAAAGGATTTTGGAGTACCAGATCCCCAGTTACATTGTCGGAATATATCAACAATTATACTCTTGGAGATGAAGATCCAGAGAAATTTTTGAGCCAGTTGTATAAGAATCCATTTACATCTAGCGTAATAACAAGAATAAATGAAGCAATAAATAACTTGAAGTGGGGAACTTATAAAAAAGGATACGGAGATAATGTTAGAGATGTAAAAAGCAGTTATGTGCTAAATACATTACAAAATCCTAATTCTTTGCTTAATACAGACCAGTTTATCAATTATTTTGCTTTATATTACATCTTGTTTGGGGAACTACTTGTAATGAGGGTTGATTTGTATACAAAAGCCGAATTAATTTTATTGAAAAAAGGCTCTTATTATATCGAATATGATAATCAGAATGTATTGAATGGTATTAAATCAATAAGAGTAAACGGCAAAGAGTACAAAGGCGAAGACTTAAAGATGTTTCATTACATCAAAGGGGTAAATATTTACGATAATATCGCCGGAGCGGGTCGAGGAATAAGCAAAGTGCAATCTTTAACCGCTTTACACAATTACTGGTGCTACATAATGCAGTGGAACAACAGCATATTGAAGAATGGTGGTAAGAGAAATCTTATTATTGTTGTTAAGAAGTTCTTGAATGCTTTTAAGAAAAAGGAGATTAAGAATGAAATAGAACAGAATAGTGGCTCTAGGAATGTAGGGAAAGCACTTATCTTAGATGGAGAAGGTGCAGAAATAAAAGAGGCAGACTTTTCACCACAGGACTTTGATTTTTTAAATGCTATGGACGAGATACGGAATACTACTGCGGCAGTAATGAATGTGCCGAGTATTTTAATTGGGGACAGAACAAACAGCAAGTTTAGCAACTACAAAGAGGCTAAAAAAGATTTGTATACAGAGAATATATTACCACTTGTTGAACAGATAGCCGAGTATCTTAATAATATTATGAAAGACAAGCTAGAAAGCAACGAATACATTGATTTTGATACAAGCACAATTGGAGTACTTAAAGAAGACAGAAAAGAGAAAATGGCAATGCTTAATAATCTTAGTTATTTAACGATAAACGAGAAGAGAGCAGAGCTTGAATATCCGCCTGTTGAGAACGGAGACGATATTTTAATAAGTACTTCGATGACATCACTCAAAGAAATGTATGAAGAGGAAAAACCAGTTGAGGAGGAAGATGATGGCGAAGAAACTGAATCAAGCGAAGAAGAAAATAAAGAAAATCAAACTGACTAATTCTCAAAAAAAAGTACTTGCTAAAAGACAGTTAAAAATGCGAAATAGGTTGATATTAAAGCAATTTAATAGATTAAGGCTTGTTTTTAAACAATTGCGTGGAGAAATTGATGTGAATGAGCAGATGTTTTTAAGTGAATTCGCTTGGGAAATATTTAGCAATCAATTATTTGCAGAGTTAAAAAAAGGAATACTCGAAACTATAAACGAAACATCTAATTTTCTTATTACACATCGTGGAATTGATAAAAAGTTGATCCCAGCTGTTAAAAATAAAACATTAAAACAACTTGGCAAAAAGGTGATAGCTAACAAAGTAACAAATATCACGAAAACTACAAGAGATATTTTGAATAAGATTATAGTTCGTGGGCAAGAAAGCGGGACAAACATCAGAGATATAGCAAAAGAAATAACAAAAAAAATAAGAGGAATGGAAAAGAAAAGGGCAATGATTATTGCTAGAACTGAAACAGCAACAACCTCGACAACTACATATCATAATGGATTGGAACAAGCTGGATTAGAAAAGACTTGGTGGCACGTTGGTGGCGGAAAAACTGACAGGGAAACTCACTTAAAATGTGATAAAGAAACAAGAAAGCCAAACGAAAAATTTAGTTGTGGACTTTTGTATCCACATCAGTTAGGAGCACCAGCGAGCGAGATTATAAATTGTCATTGTGAATTAATATAGGAGGTGTAAAGTGGAACAATTTAATAAAAGTGTCAAAATGGTATTGAAACAAGATACTGAAGAAAAAGGAATAATTGAAGGGCAATTGGTAACACATAGTGTTATTGATAGCTACGGTGATTATTTTGATAAAACAGCACTTGATAAAGTGGATAAGGACAAGACTTATTTCTTGTTACATATGCATGACTGGAGTAAGGAAATCGGAACTTTGAAAGTTTATCAAGATGAAACTGGAAATCTTAAGTTCTCGGCTAAACTTGATTTGTCGACAGATGAAAATGGTAATGCTTTGAATTTAGATGCTCAAAAGGTTTACTCTATGATGAAAAATAACGGAGCAAACTATGAAATGTCTGTTGGCGGATTTTTAAAACAAAGAGAGTTTGGAAAAGTGCATACAGATAAAGGTGAAGTGAACGCTAGAATAATTAAAGAGTTTGAAGTTGTTGAGGGTAGTGTAGTTTTGAAAGGTGCAGTACCTGGGGCGACTGTGCAAACAGTAAAAAGCGATAACAATATAAATAAAAATAAAGGAGATGATAATATGCCAAAAAATATCGAGGATTTGGAAAAGGGAATTGAGAAAAACACGGATAGTATTGAAAAAGCAGGAAAAAAACTGAACGAATTAGAAGAAAAAACAGCTAAGATTGCAGAATTAGAAGAAAAATTAAACAAATCAAATGAAGAAATCGGGAAAATGGCTGGTGCTTTAGATGAAGCTATGAAAAAAGGCATCGCCAATGCAGAGGTAGAAGAAAAAAAAGAAACTGATGCATTTGTAAAATTTTTAAAAACAGGTGACAGAAATGTCGAAGGGTTAATTAAAGCACCTATAATGACGACAGGGGTAACTCCAATTTTGATGCCTTCAGTATTATCAAATGAAATTTTGAAAGAAACAAAAGAGGTTTCCAACTTCTTAATGAAAGGTAAAATTGTAACTTTAAAAGAAAAATCAATCATTATTCCAGTTAGAAACGAAATAACTGAAGCGAATGAAATTGTAAAAGAAGGTGCTGGGAATACTAGAGACGGTTCTTTGGCTTATAGTCAAATTGAAATAACTGCGGGAATGAGACAAGTTAGATACCCTGTGACAGATGAAACAAGGGCGGATACAGCATTTGATATTGTTGGTGAAATAAAAGAAGCTATTTCAGAAGAATTCGGTCAAACGTTATCAGCTTTAACATTAAAAGGAACTTACAACACTACAACAGAACAATGCATTGAGGGATTTTTAACAAATGCAGATGTATTAGCTAGTGCAGTAACAACTAGCGCGGTAAATAAAGTTTCTTGGGAAGATATGGTGAAACTTGAAACTGGTATGAAATTAAGTTATAGACAAGGTTCTGCTTATTATGTGTCACCAAAATTGTATGAAGAAATGAAATTATGGAAAGATGCGAACGGTGTGCCTTTATGGAATACAATTAGAGACGGAGCTACAATGAGATTTAATGGATACCCAGTTTATGTTGAAGAATTCTTGGATGACATAGCAACTGGTAAATATCCAGCTGTATTCTGTGATTTTGCGAAAGGTTATACATATGTTATGAAACAAAACTTTGAGCAAGAATTGCATAGAGACCCTGACAAGAGAATTACAACATATTTTACTAGAATTAGAATCGGTGGAAAAGTTACAAGAGCCAAAGCGTTCTCAGTTTTAAAAGTAAAATAGAGGTGGTTTAAATGCTGATAACAGTAGAGGACTACGAAAAAATAACAGGTACAACCTTAGCAGATAATGAAAAAGCTAGGGTTGGAACCTTGCTTGGCATTGCAATTAGTCAAATTGAAAATGTAACTGGATATAAATTAGAAGTTGAAACACTCACAGAGGATTATGATTATAATAAGCGGATTTACTTAAACAAACGTCCAGTTGTTGAAGTTAAAGAGATTAGCATTAACGAAGAGTATAAGCGTTGTGGGAATTATATTGAGATGGTTAAGTTTAAGCGTTGCCCTTGTTGTGATAAAGAACAAGAGTTGGAAGTAACTTATAAAGCTGGATATGATGAACTACCTAGTTGGCTTAAATATGAGCTTTGTATGCTTGTAAATGACTTTATTAATAGCATGGATGAAGAGAGTGGGAAGTATAAGAGTTATAAAATCGACGATATTTCTTACACATTTGTGGATTTTGTGGCTAATAAGAGAGAGAAAATAGAAAGTGTTGTGAGGTGGATATATGGCTGAAATAATTTATCAATTAGAAGGGTTGGAAAAGTTGGATAAGGAATTGAAATATTTGCAGACACATGCCGTAAAGGTAGGAGTGCTTGGGAATGGAAGTGCAAACGGTATTTCAGTTCAAGATTATGCAATATTTAATGAATATGGGACAAGCAGAATACCAGCCAGACCATTTTTTAGATTATCGGTTGGTACTGCAAACGCACAAAATGAAATAAAAGAGTATATGAAACAACAAGTTGAGCAAATTGTTCAAGGCGGAATGTCAGCACAACAAGCTTATGAAAATCTAGGAACTTTTATAGTTCAAAAGATAAAAAAAACAATAGCAAGTGGGAACTTTGCAGCACTTGATCCACAGACTGTAAGGAAAAAAGGTCATAGCAAGCCACTTATGGATACACATTCGCTTTATGAATCAATAAATTATGAGATTGTGGGGGCGTAAATGGCACATAAAACATTTATACCAAAGAGATTTTTTAGTAAATGCAAAATATCAAAAAGAACAAGCAAGTGGATTAATTCGGAACTGGTTGAAGTTGATGAAAGTATAGATTTTGAGGGAGCAGTATTTAATCTTAATAGGCAGGACATAAGTATGCTTGTGGAACAAGGAATACAAGTGACTTTAGACACTAAAAAAATATACTGTTATATTGATATTGACTTGAAAAATAAAATTGAATTTGAGGGAAACGACTATATTGTAACAACAGCAAAAAACTATATGAAACACGATGAGCTTAGAATTTATTATATTGAAAGGGTGCAAGAATGAAAAACGAAGTATTGAGAAAATTGTTAGCCAGTTTCGTAGATTTCCAAGTTATTCGTGATAATTATGTAGCTAAAAAGCCAACAGAATGCGCTGTTATGCATGTGATAAGTCTTAATAAGTCGGCATACAGTGCATATAGAACTGTTGAAACAACAGATACGAAAATCAAGGAAAAGGCTTTAAGATTAGTTATTGCTTATTTGCAATTTGATTTTTATGCACCAACACAGGCAAGGGCGGAAGAAATGGCTAGTGAATTGCTTGAGGTTATAGTGTTTAAGAAAAGACATGACTTGGTTAGGAACGGATTTGGATTAAGTGATGACGAGATAGAAATAAAAGATTTAACTTTCCTTGAGAGCAGTCAATATATTTACAGATTTAGTTTTGATGTAGAAATGAACTGGCGAGAATCAAGTGAAAGAGTAAGAGATTTAATTAAAGATGTAGAAGTGAAAACGGAGGTAGAGAATGGCTAAGAAAATAAAAGTAACGGTAATAAGACCAACAAAACCTTTGCTATTAGGTGATTTTGGGAAAGTCTTATTTATAACTAAAGAAGCAGATAAACCTTATAAGAAATACACAAAATTAGATGATGTTAAAACAGATTTTGGAGCTAATTCTAAAATGTACAAAGGGGTGGAAACATTTTTGTCACAAGAGGATAGCGATGGAAATGTAATACAGCCAGATGTTTGGTATTGCGCAAGTAAAGCAACACCGAACGAAGAATTTTTAGACAGTTTACCAACTGGCGATTTTTACGGTGTGATTGTAGATTTTTATGATGAAGAATTTACAAAAGCATTGGCTAAATGGCTAACTAGAAATGTTAAGTTTGCAATTGTAGCTAATTCGACAGCAGAGAATAACAAATTAAAAGAAAGCGTGAGAATATATTTTATGGCAGGGAAAGCTGAAGGTGGAAACTTGGATATATTTGGATTACCAGCTTATACATTTGCTCAAGGAATCAATGGGCGTTGGAGTGACAGAAGAATATTAGGAGTAGATCCGTCGGCTAAAACTTTGACAGAAGAAAGTGATAATGAAGAAGGCAATATTAATTACACTAGAAATTTTGTTGGATACAATGCTGTAACAAGCGGTTCGTGGTGTGCTGATGGTGTAAGACATGCAGACCAGACTATTAAAATAGATGCGATTGTGCATAATATTGAAACTAATTTAGCTAGAATGTTAATTGAAGAAAAGAATACAACAATGGATGGCGAAGGTATTCCAAAAGTTGAAGCATTATTGAATAGAGTAATGTTAGCAATGGGGAAACAAGGAGCAGTTGCTAAGAATAATAGTGGCGAATACTTATTTAAGGTTACGGTTCCAAGCATTGAAGACACTTCGGCACAGACAGGATTGACTGTAGACGATTACATCAATCGTACACTTAGAAATGTAAAAATTGATTTCACAATTAGCACAGAAATAGAAAAAATTGAAGTTGTATTGGTTTGGCACGACGAACCATTAACGGCATAAGGAGGTAGAAAATGGGAAATAATTTTTTAGAAAAATCAATTGATTTGAGTAAGGTTGATTTAATCATTACGTTTGGAGGTGAAACGTATATGATTAAAGAGGCTAAAAATATAGAGAATAATCCAACAGAAGATTCTCACACAATGGGAGACCCAGACATCAAGGGAAACGTCCCTACGATTCAAACAAAAACAACAAAAAGAGAAATTAAGTTGACAACAATAAAAGGCTCTGACGATGATATATTCTTGACTAAATGTAATGCGAATCCAAACGGAGTTTTAGGGACTTTGACATATATTGATGCCTCAGGAATGAATAAAATTGTTGGAAATGGACAAGGTGTTTCTATCCAAAAAGGTGGAGAGAGAAAAAACAACACCAAAGATGTTGACATTGAATATACAATACAATGTGCAAAATATGATGAAAAAGTTTAGGAGGAAATAATAAATGGCGAATAAAGAAAATGAAAAAATAGAAGAAAAAGAGCAAGAAAGCAATGTTTTTATTGATAATTTAGGGAGATTGAATATTAAAGGGCAAGAGATTTACGTGGATTCAGAAGGAACTTTAAAAGAGTTTGACTTTAGATTAACTAAGCCGCAAAATTATCAAGTTTACACAAATGCTTTGACAAAATTTTTAACAGATAAGGATATTCCTGTATTCGCAGCAACAATATTGCCAAAAATGGTTGAAAAGCCAAATGAAGCTAGAAAAATTAACTTTTTTGAATATGATGAAGAGGCATTATTTGAAATAATTGCGACTATTATAGACTATATGGGTAAGTTCAAGGAGAACAAGAAAAGGAAATTAAACATGACCTTGAAATAGCAGAGGAACAATACAACGACCCAATGATTAAAACGAAATGGGAGTTTATTGTAAAAAGAAAAATAAAAGACCCAAACGTTGTCTTGGATATGGATAACGTTCGGTTCTTCCAATGGTGTAGAGCAATAATGGATTTTGAAGAAAAGGAGAGATAAAATGGCTGGTGGAAATAAATTAGAATTATTGTTAAGTGTAAAAGCCGAAGATAGTCCTTTTGATAAATTGAAATCTAAAATGCAATCTTTGTTACCAGCCGCTTCCAAATTAGAGGAGAAAATATCTAAAATTGGAAACAAAGTTGGTGGTTCGGCGTTTGAAAAGTTAAAAACTAAAATGGCTAGTTTAATACCTAACATATCACAATTACAAAGTAAAATTCAAAATTTTAAATTTGAAAACCTAACTAATGGATTGATTAATGGAGTTGAAAGAATACCACTAGTTGGTAAAAGAGCAGCGTCGGGACTGGATGCAATTCGTGACAAATTTAATAGCTTAAAAGGTGTAGGTGGCTCATTAGGCAATCTTTTTCCGAAGTTAGGCGAAAAAATAAAAGGAGCATTTAAGCCTGAAAATCTTAAGAATTTTGGTTCAAAATTAAAAGAAATCGGTAGCAAAATAACAGGAATAATAGGGAAACTCGGTGGATTGCTTGGAAAATTAGGAGCAATCGGAGGGATTGCTGGAGGTCTTAGTTTCGCAGGATTAGCAAAAGCTTCTGATGAAAATTCATTGAGAAATTCAAGGCTTGGAATGGTCACTAACGATGTTGCCGGTTTAAAACAAAAAACATTTGCAGCATCTCAACAGAGTGGGGCAGATTACGGGCAACAACTTGACTCAATCGCCAAATTAAAAATGCTTACAAAAGGATTATTTAATGACGCGGAAGCAGTTAAATTTACAAGTACATTAGACAAGGCCTTTAAGGTTTCGGGTGCTGGAGCAGAAGAATCGAAAGCGGCAATGTATCAGTTAAATCAAGCTATGACATCCGGTAAGTTACAAGGTGATGAGTTTCGTTCAGTAATGGAAAATGCTCCAATACTGGCTCAAAAAATAGCAGAGTCAATGGGAGTATCCATGGCACAACTTAAAAAATTAGGTTCTGAAGGTAAAATCACTTCCGATGTAATCAAAAAAGCAGTATTAGGAAGTGCTGATGAAATTGATGCTCAATATTCTAAAATGCCACTAACGTTTGGAAAGGTTTGGCAACAAGCACAAAATGCGGGGCAACAAGCTATGGATGGAATGCTTACAAAAATAAATAGTTTATTAAATACACCTATGGGTCAAAAAATGGCTCAAGATGTTCAAAAAGCATTTTCAGGAATGGCAACAATGGCTGATGGTGCATTAGATGGGATCGTTAATATTCTTGGTAAATTGAATTTTGCTCCGTTATTAGAACCTTTAAAAGGCATAGGTCAGACTTTATCACAAGCATTTAGTGGAATTGGTGGAGAAGGACTTACAAATGGAATTGCTAATTGGCTAAACGGAATTATTAGTTTAGCTGGTCAAGTTGCAAGTGTTTTTGGACAAATGCTCAATGGAATTAATTTTGGTCAGATAAACCAAATATTTGGGGATATTTTCAATGCTTTTAATTCATTTTGGAGTTCTCTCGATTTAGGAAGTATTGGGAATATGTTTGCAATGGCGTTTGGTCAAATCATGCAAGTGATTTCCATGTTGTCACCAGCTCTTGCACCAATAATGCAAATATTTGCGGTAATTGTTAATTTAGCCGTGCAAATAGGGACGGCTTTAATTCCAGTTATTGGGATTGTGTTACAAATAGGGGCAGTGTTAATAGCTACAATTGTCCCAGTTGCTCAAGTAATAATTGGAGTATTTGCTGGAGTAGTTGGAACAATAGTTGGAGTGTTCTCAGCAATAATTGGAGTTGTTGCTAGTGTTATGGGGGCTGTGTTATCTGTTATTTCAGGAGTAATCAATTCAATAGGTGCGGTTGTAAATAGGATTGCTGTTTTTTTTACTCAAGGATTTAATAAAGCGAAGAGTATTGCACAAGGAGTAATTAATGCAATTAAAGGCTTTTTTGACGGATTAGCTGGAAAAGTAAGTGAAATCGCTGGTAAAATCGCCGGAATGTTTAAAGTCAAACCGCCGTCTTGGCTAGGATTTTTAGGTGGTGGAAAAGGTAGATATATAGGAGATAAATCTTGGGAAGGTGGACCAGTTACCGTTGCAGAAAAAGGAGCGGAAATGATTAGGTTGCCAAGCGGTCAACAATTTTTGGCTAACGAAGAAATGACTATGAATTTACCTCAAGGTACAAGAATATCTACGGCAGAATCAACTAGAAGGATGATGAGAGACCAGTTTGGTGGTTCATCAAAATCATTAATTAATAAGAATTCTAGTTCTTCTTCAGGGAAAAGCAATGGTGGAAATAACCAGTATACATTTTCTCCGACGGTTGTTATTGAAAATTCTGGTGGAGATAGCAAGGATTTAGTTAGAAAAGTGGAAGAAATAATGAGAAGATTTTTTGAAGAGAAGTTCATAGCGATGGGAGGTTAGGCGATGGATTTTAGCAGTTTGAATGTGACAAAAGAAAAAATAAAAGGCAATGCTTTTGGTAATGCAGCTTATAAAAAAGCCAAGAGTGCAGGTTTTAGCATGGGACTGAATAGTTTTTTAGGAACAGCTGGGGCAACCGTTTATGGTGTTGCTCTAGCTTACTCTTCCGAGATAAACAAGTTTTTTAAAGACAGATTTGGATTTACACTTTTTGAAGAAGCTGAACGATGTAAGATTAATGATATAGCTCTTGAATGGGTACAGATTAAAAGCGACGAAAGAAGTAGCAGTGTTAAAACGCATTCATTAGAAGATAGAGATAACACACTAATAAGTAGTAATGTTTCGCATGGTAACAGAAAATACAGTATTTCTGTCATTTTAAGCGATTTAGTTACTAAAAATGCTGAGAGTATTTACGAGCAAATTGTAGAATTGTGGCAAAAGAAAATATTATGTACTATTTCCACAGTTGAAACAATAGAGGATATGATTATCACTAAAGTTTCAAGAAGTTACAAAACACAATCAGCATTAGAATTTGAAATTGATTTTGAAGTACTGGAATTTGCTTATTTAATGAGAAAGGGTGACATATTAGGAACAGAACTGACAACATTAAGAGAGGAACAAAAAACAGGAATTGCTGGAACAAAAACAAGTAATATTGAATATAAGGGGTTTTTAAAATGAGAATGGAAATAGATAAAAATAAAATACCTTATATTTTTACTTTTAAAAGCGGAAGTGAGGTATATTTGTTAAGAATAAAACATTTTAAAAGTAACAATCGTATTTATATTGATGTTATGAATGAAGACGGTGAACTGTTATTAGAAAATGAAAAACTTGTATATGGTCGACCGATCGGCTGGTTTATAGCAAAAGATGAAAATAATAACATTAATAATGAATTTTTAAATTGTTACATTGTTCCACTTAGTTTTGACAAAAAAGAAGTCCCAATCACTTTTGAGAATTTCTGTGAAACTATTTTTTTAGAATATTTTGATATATTTGAATCAGGAGAGGGAAATGTTTAATAAACTATTTTTAGAAAAAACAGAGATAAAGATTGAAACAGATGAAGGAGCTTTGAATTTTATTTTTCCAAAAGATTTTGGCTTAACGGATCCAACTGTAATAAATGGTGTAGAAATAAAATGGACTTACAAATCGGTAAACGAGGAACCAAACGAGTTTGATATAGAAATTAAGGGTTTAACAAACACAACAGTAGCTAAAATCAAATTAAAAAATAGTGTTAGGCTTGTAGCTGGATATGGAGCGGATATTGGCGAAGTAGCGAGTGGAATTATTACAAGGAAAGAAATGGAAAAAGGAACTTTAAAATTAAAATGTCGTGAGGTTCCTGCGGATTTTAAAAAATTAGTAAGTGCAGCTTATGCTCCAAACACAACAGCAAGTACAATTATTAATGATCTAGCGAGTAAATGTGGTTTTACTGTTAAACAGTGCGAACTAAAGAATGATAAAGTTTACAGTATTGGAGAAAGCATATTAGGCAGTGGATTGTATGAAATAGGTCAAATCGTAAAAGATTGTGATAGTCAAATGACAACGAAGAATGATTTTATTTATATATATCACAACGAAATTAATACTGAAAAAGTTATCAAATTAAGCTATCAAAGTGGACTTTTAGAAGAACCTAAGCCACAAAATGTTGAAGAAATCAGTTACAAAGTGGAAAAAACGAAGGAAAGTAAAGGCAAAAAAGGAAGTAAAAAAACATCAAAAGGTGGGAAAAAAAGTGGCAAAACAGCAACAAAAAAAGCAAGTAAAAACAGCAAAAAATCAAAAAAATAATAAAAGTGCAACTAAGAACTCAAAAAACAATACTCAAACAAAAAAGTCTGATAAAAAAGAAAAAAAAGAAGAGTTGAAATACGACTATG